TCGGGCCTTAACAAGCGTGATGCCGCAGAGAACATGCGTCAGGTGTTGGGCATCGCCGAAGACTCCACGGCGTTCATGGATAAGGCGGCGCGACTATTGTCGAAAGCCACCTTTGTCAATGATTTAGAGTCTGTGGCGCGCACAATCGCGCAGGGCTGGGGCGAGACTGTGATTGGGATCAATAAGAAACTGGCGCTGGGCGGCGATAAGAATGCCGCGCAGATGCTTGACACGTTGAGCCCTGATTGGCGCACGCGACCCGACGCTGATCTCGCGGCGCAGGTTGGACGTTTGTTACAGGGTTCTTATGACATGCGACAATTGCCAGCCTCTGTGCTTGAAGGTGCGGCTGCGCCTTATCTCACGTGGAGCAAGTGGAGTATTGGACAGTACAATAACTTCTTGAACTACGCGATTAAGCCTGCGATGCAAGGCAACATGAAGCCTCTGATCGGACAGATGCTGATCGGGCTATTGGGCGGCGGCGCTATCTCGGCTGTGCAAGAGTGGATAAATAACCGTGAAGGAAAAGACATCACGTGGAAAGAACTCGAAGCTTGGATGCAGCAGAATCAAGGAGAGCTTGGCGCAGACGGCGGGCAATTGCTTGGGCAGAAGCTGTTGACGATGGCTCAGAAGATGGGCACGTTTGGTTTTGCAGGCGATCTGGCGAAGATGGTTCTGGATTCGGCGGCAGGCGGCACAGCGCAAGGCGTGGCGACAATGCCTGCGATGGACGCGATCTATGACGTGGCTAAGCGTGCGGCGGCCGCAGGCAAAGCGCTGGATGATGGCGAAGACTTCGGCTTGGTGATGAAAGCCTTGATAAAGGATTCGCTTGTCGGACACGTTCAAGTGCTGCGTGTTGCGCGGAATTGGCTGGACGAGGATGAGAATCTACGTTATGATGATCGGCGTCGGCGTCGGTTGTATGATGAGCTGACGGGCGCGCCGAGCCGAGGCGGTGCGTTTGCTGTGAACTATAGCAACCTGAGCGAGAGGGAGTTTGAGCGGGGAGAGATTTCCCCACAGACCGGCGAAGAGGCATTTAATCTGGTGTCGAGAGCGCGAGAAGAATCAGCGACACCAGAAGAATATGCGAGCCGTATTAGGAAGTACAAGACAGCACAGAATGAGATCATGCCTTCTCTCGAAAGACAGCCAATGAAGGCCGCGAGATATCTGAGCTGGCTTGAAGGCGCGGAAGAAGGCGCCGGGGCTGAGACGATGAGGCGGTATATGATCCGAGAGCAAGAGAACAAATACCGCAAGAGTTTGATTGAAGGTCTGAGTGGCCTTAGGTGAGAAGATAAACTACAAAACAAAAAACCCGCCCTGTGATGAACAGAGCGGGTTTCTTTTTTACTCTACTTGCTTCTTTACTATCCCACCACCACAGGTCGCATAGCCTGCAAGGTCGAGCCAGTTCTCCATGTTGTTGACGTTGCTCATGAGGCGGCTGATCTTAAACAGGCACATCATGATCGCGACGTCTTTGTTACTTAGATCGTTGCAATTATCGCCGGGGCTGTTCTTAATGTAGATATTCCACAATTCAGCAATCACGCGGAAGTTATCCTCAGCGTCGCCGTGTGTCATATTTCTGTCGGTGCATACGAGCTTTTGAACTTGCTCAAGAAACTCAGCGCGTAGTTGGGCATTGCTTTTCGGTTTGGCTTGAGGGATTAGCTCGCCTTTGTAGGCGATATTTTGCGTTGTCTCTTTGACTAATTCAGCTTTGTTTAATTGCATAGTATTCAATGTTGTTTTCTTTTACCCGACAGATTCTATCCATTGTGATAAGATCATCCAGCACTCGGTTGAGTTCATCTGGAGTTTTGAGTGCTTGATAGAAGCGAACGAATAGGGATTTCTTAGTAACTCTTACTGTCGTCTTAACGAAGCGGAAGATATCCTCCGTGAGCTTCGCACTCTCATTGCGCCCCATGCCCACGAAGGGAATGTGCATATCTTTCTCAAGCTTTGCGAGATGCGCTGTGGCTTCTTGGGCATCCTCTAAAGTTATTGTCATGTCGGTCGACCGCGCAAAGTGCACAGCGAACAGGATCTTTTGATGATGAAGATTCTTGCGACCGTAATACTCATCAAGCATTGGATGCTTGTTCGTATGGATCAGACGCGGGTTCTGTTCGAAGTGATAAGTGATGTACTCTTTGGCTTCGTCGTTCAAAGATACAGGCCCATATAAAGTTGTAAGCTGCCTAATATAAGACTGCAGGCGAGCCTTAGCGGCTTTCTGTTCTTCGGAAAGGGGAGGAATGGAATAAAGATGAAAACGCTTTTCAACTCCGTATACGATAATCGTTCGAGCCATAAAACCGTCTGAGAGAATATCCTGATTTTGTAGACTTTGGAACTTACCCAGAGTCGTGTTCCCCAAGAGGCTGATACACATATTCGTGCAGAAGTCTGTGTCACTATGCTTGAGCTTTCGTACGTACTTTCTTCCACCATTATAAGCTTCGAGAAGAAAGTCTGAAAGTTGTTCGGCATTTTTCTTAAAGATTGAGGTTAGTTCGTCGAGGATGAATACGAGAGAGCTGTGATGGTAGGCTTTGCGTCGGCCTTGAGGATCGAGATATCTGTGAAGATAAGCCACGCGTGAGGTCTCTTGTGTGAACTGCTCGAACGTGGTGCTGTTTGGTGCGATATAGATCAGAGGCTGCCGTGCGCCTTTGCGATTTGTCTCTGCTTCCTCGCCGAGAAGTTCGGCCGCGAGATCGTCCTCGGGCGACTTCACATCGGCAGGCAGTTCGAGAAGTTCTTTCATCGGACTTGTAATGAGTGACTTGCCTGCCGAAGCAGGTCCGATAAAAGCGATGTATTGATTTGGGAAAACTGCGTGAAAATCTAAGTCGCCGAACCAGACGCGCCTTTGAAGGGCGGCGCCGATCATGAAATAGAAAGCAGCATCCACGAATGGTTGTGGGCTTTGTACGTCCTTTGTGTACAAACACCAGTCTTCATAGAGGCTCATGCAAGTATGCGAGTCTTACAGAGTTTTTGCGGATTTGGAGTGTGGTTACTACGTCGAAACCCTCGAGCTTCTCAAGGTTCGGATCGAACTCGCTGGGAAGATGGGTCTCGTGTACAATAACGACCGAGGGCGGCGGCAGGTTAGGCGGCCACTCTTTTAGTTTATCGCGAACGGCGTTCGTGATTTGGGTTATGCGGTCGTTCGTCTGTCTCATTGGGAGGTAAGCGCAGGGAGCTTTTCTCGGGCCGTTTTCTAGGCGAGATCTCTCATGCCGTTTGGGTTCTGTGGGGAATACTTTCCCCAGTTTTTGCCTGCTTGGGCCTCAGACTTCATTGTGAAGTTGACTCCGTCTCGGCCGGTAAGTGTGATGGCGAGGCAATCTTGCATTGTCTTAGCTGTGTCGTTGACAAGTGAATCAGGAACCAGCGCCAGAAAAGAGTCATGTTTATTGTTAATAGCCGGGAGTGTCTTAGGTGGCCGCTGATTGTTATATCGGTTAATTGCGAAGTGTGTGATGCAGCCCACGGTAGACTGAGGAATCCATGAGATTCCTTCCCTGATGTAAGAATCAGAAATAGTTCTCTCGAACCGACGTGGAAATCCAAAGAGATTGCGGAGCTGCCGATTCGCGCGAATTTGAAATTCAATTTCATCTTGCCATTCTATGATTTCGGGGAATAGGGTTGCGAAGAAGCCGAGGAATGTTTTACACTCGGCGAGAGATAGAGTCAAAGTACCATGACTTTGCTTGAGTGCCTGAAGCTGAAAGGTTCGCTCGCGCATTCGATAGGAGGATGCGTGGCAGACCATCTTGCCGATCTTGTATTCCTTATCGGAAGACTTGATTGCTTTGTCGAGTGGTTTCCAATCGGGATCTCTTTTGAGCTCGCTTGGAGATAGAGACTTCCAGTAAGAAGGACTCTTCCCCGCGAGAGGCCATTCGTGTTGCATAGCCTCACAGAAGATATGCAACGCGATGAAGGTGTGGGGTTTTATGCCCACGGAGAAGAGTTCTCTGTATTTGCCGGGTCTTGTAAGATGCGCGACCACGAGAGCCTCGGCGCCGCTTTGGTCGCATTGGACGAAGGTCATGCCCGGCGGAGCTACGTAGATATCAAGAGCTTCTTTGTCAGGGTTCTGGAGATTCGCTCCGTAATCGCCGAGGAATTGTCCGGAGGCGAGGCGGAAGCTGCCCGTCCCGGCGACCTTGAGGGAGGTGAGACAATGGATGTTAGGGTTGGGCATAAGTTATTCACAAGAATAAATCTCGTTAGATACTTTTAAGCCCGTTGGAAAGTCAGTATTCTTATGAAAGCTTTCGTCGAGAATCATGACTTTGTTTGTGGGCTGTGCTGTGACGCGACCGTTGTCGAGCTGGATAAAGAGGAACTCTTTGTTCTGTTCTGGATCGTTGCTAAATCCGTCGTCAAAGGGCGCGGCTGTGAAGAGATAGGTGCCATAGTGTTTATCATTGCAGCAGTCTACTAAGCAACGCTGGCTGCGAAGATAAGTGTACTCGATGGTCTCGAAGTTCCAACCATAACAGTCCCAGCGTTGTGCTTCTTGAATAGACCATTCATTGAGTTCTGTATCGGGGCTGAAGTGTAATGCATGGAGCGGGAGATTGCGATAGATTGCGCCGTTCTCTAGGAGAACATGACAACCCCATGCGCGACCGGGCGTTGAAGTTATGGCGAACCATATTGCAGGCATGTAGCCTTGAGGTTCTTTATGTGTGAAGACAGTATTGACGAAGCAATACATATGATGCGGTAGGTTTTTTGTGACCATCTCTTATACATCCTCTCGCCAACCCACAAATGACGCATTGAAAGGCCGACCGTCGTCTGTAAGGTTGAGATATTTGATAGTGGCTTTCTTTTGGAAGTGATAGTTTGGTGTGATAAACTCCTCGCGCTCCTCGTCGGTGAAGCCCGTGCCTACTTCAAAGACTACGCCGTTTGATGTGATGAACTTCAA